ACATTATCCTGCGCAGGGCAAAATATTATACTGCCAGTAACACCAGCTTCATTTAAGGTGGGGCGAACATATAACAATAGTACTTTAAATATTAATGCTATTGGTGAAATTAATATGTTAGGGAAAAGAGGCCTTCAGACATTATCATTTGAAGGCTTTTTTCCTGCACAAAAATATGAGTGGTCAGAAACAAATGAAACTAATCCTTATAATCTAGTAAGAAAAATTGATGGATTTGCTACAAGTGGTAAGCCATGTAAGATTTCAATTTCAAATACATCGATTTCTATGTACTGTACAATTGAGTCATTTAATCATGATGAGCATGATGGTACAAGTGATGTGTATTATGAGATGACACTCAAGGAATATAGATACATAAAACCAACATCAGAGATAAAAAATGATACTACAGGCTTACATAGTAGAATCGCAGAAGCTCCAGAAGAGCAAGCAATAACAGCATATCCACAAGAACATTTTATGGATACAGCTAATAAGGCAGTATCAAAAATAATGCCGATAGCTGAACAAGGCAAAAAGGCATTAAACATGTATAAGATGATGGTTAAAGCTGGTAAAAGTCCAATTGGTGCAGTTTTAAAAGTATCTAAGCGGTCATTAAAAATGAATGGTAAGGAGTGGCCACTATGATTACACTAATAGAACATATTAATGAAAAGGATGAAAGAGTAGATATTACACATCTTATTTCTAAGTTCACATGGAGCGGTGATAGAGAAGAAGCTGCTAGAAAGTTGGAGTTTTCATATGCTTATAATCCTAAAGATATATCATTTCCAAACTATTTAATTGATTTAGGTGATCGTATTGAAGTGACAGTAGATAATGCAAAGATATTTACTGGACGTGTTTTCTTTAGAAAAAGAAATACAAATGACAATACATATGATATTACTTGTTATGATGGGATGATATACCTAGCAAAGTCTAAAGTAAGTTTAGTTTTTAATGCCACAAATGTAGTTGATGCTTTCAAGCGTGTATGCGCAGAAGTTGAAGTACCTGTTGGAAATTTGCCAGAAATACCTACAGTAGTAAATTTTGTAGCAGATAAAAAAACATGTACAGAAGTTTTTCAAATGTTGTTTGAAAAAACAAAGGCAGATATTCAAAAAGATTACACAGCTATATTACTAGCGGACGGAATCAATTTAGTAGAAAAAGGAACAGTCATTGAGGAGTATATAGCTAGGGATACATACGATGTGATAAGCTCATCACATTCTGAATCAATTGAGGAAATGGTAAACAGAGTAAAAACTGTTGATGCTGTAGGTAATGTGATTCGGATAGATAATGAAGATGAATTAATTAAAAAGTATGGTATATTCCAAGATATTTACAAAAATCAGCCAGAACCAAAGGAAAAGAAAGCTACTAAAAAGAAAAAGCCTAGCACTATAAGTACATCTAAGAAACCAAAGTTCCCTGTTGATAATGCGGCAAAAGCCAAAGCAAAAATCAAAGGAATTAAAATGGAATCAAGTATTTCTGCAATAGGTAATATGCAGTGCATATCTGGGTATTCTGTAGTAATTGAAGAAGAACAACTAAAAGGAGTATTCTTCATTAAATCTGATACTCATACATTTGAGAATAATACACATACAATGGAGTTGAATTTAGAGTACATTAGAGAACCAGAGGAAGGAGAGGGTGAAAGTGCCGAAGAAAAACAATGATCCTTATACAGGAATATTAGGCATCATGAGCAATGTGGGCGGAAACGCAGGCAAGCAAGCAATGCCGGGAATTGGTACGATAGTATCGCCACCTCCCAATCTAGTTGTATCGTTTAATGGAATGGAATTAAACAGTAATTTTTTATGGGTTGATGAATATTGGTTACAAGGGCATTATAGAGAATCTAAAGGACATATAATTTCAGAAACACAACCAAGAGCAGGTGGTGGGGGATATGCAGAGTTTTCTAGCCATACACATGAAATTCATAATGATTACACAAAGACCAGAATTATGACTGATACATGGCATATAGGCGATAAAGTAATGTTAATTCCGATAGTAGGTGATGATGAAAGTACAGCAGAGCAGTACTTTGTATATGGAAAATGTAGGAGGTTAGACGGCAATGAGTAATCCATTTATGAAAGGGAATACACCAAGTAGCATTGACGTAAATAAAAATCTGCCACTATGCAAAGAGTTAGCTTGGGACTTTCAACGAGATACCTATCAATATGATAGAAATGGTAATCATAAATATGTAACAGGGAATGATGCAATAAAAGTATGGGTATGGAAAACATTAAGAGTAGAGCGCTACCGTTATAGAGCATATTATGATGATTATGGTATTGAGTTTGAACAATTCATTGGGAAAAAGCCTAATGATACACCTAGCCAATATGATCTATTTGAATATGTGAAGGATGCGTTATTAGTTAATCCATATATTCTAAATGTAGATGCAGTAAATGTAGTTCAAGAGCATAAAATAATTACACTGCAAATAGAGTTACAAACAATTTATGGACCAAATACGATAGGAGTTGAAGTATAATGCTAGAACCACAAAGTAAGCAAGATGTGCTAGGACGGCTACTAGCAGATTTCAAAAGAATAGATAAAGAAGGATTAAGTACACATGAAGGAACATTTGTATTTGATACATTGAGTTCAAATGCAGTTGAGTTTGAAAAGTCTTATGCAGAAATGCAGTTGATACTTGATGCGGCATTTCCTCAAACTGCATGGGGAGAATATTTAACACGTCATGCGGAAGCTCATGGGGTATTTAGAAAAGCTGCAACACAAGCTAATGTAATATTAACTATAACGGGCACAGCTAATACGGTTATACTTAAAGGGAGTTTGTTTAGTACAGACAATGATGAAACATTTAGAACTGCTAAAGAGGTCAATCTAGGCGATACTGGGAGTGCTAAAGTATTGGCGTTATCTGAACAACTTGGAAAATCTTTGAATGTAGGGGCAAATACAATCACAGAAATAGTTGGGGGGATATATGGTGTTAGTACAGTTACTAATGAAGCGGCTGCTTATGATGGATATGATGAAGAGACTGATGCAGAACTTTTAGATAGGCTCCTATTAAAAGTTAGAAAACCTGCAACCAGTGGCAATGTATATCATTATGAACAGTGGGCTCGATTAGTTAATGGTGTTTTTTTAGTTAAAGTAATTCCATTATGGAATGGTCCGGGAACAGTTAAGGTTATTATTATCAATAATGAACGTGAAAGTGCTAGTACAGAATTAATTGAAAAAGTTAAGGCTGTAATTGCTGAAAACGCACCAATTGGGGCAACTGTTACTGTAGTAACACCAACAATATTTGATATTAATATCGAACTAACAGTGACAAAGGGAAAAGCAGATATAGAGGCTGTTAAAAAGGTATTAAATGAGGAGTTTAAAAAGCAAATTTTTAATGGCACATATGTATCTTATGCTAATATTGGTAAAGCTATTTTAGCTAATAAAGAAACAGGGGTATTAGACTATCGTGACTTAAAAGTTAATAAAGGGATTACTAATATTGATATTACAAATGAACAATTACCAACAATTAAAGAGGTGATCGTGCATGAGTGATTTTATTAGATGGAAAGCGGTAGATATACTTACGTATCTGCCTCTTTTTATTGCAAAAGATTTAGAGTTTAAAGCAATAAGTGATGCAGATAGTAGAGAGCATGAACGCATTAGATTGTTGTTAATTGAACTATTAAAACAAGATAATATTCAATCAGCAACTTATGCATTATCGAAATGGGAAGAGTTTGTTGGAATAAGCGCTAGAAATGATAGCTTACATAATAGACGGAGCCGTGTAATTGCAAAGTTAAATAATACTGATAGTAGTACAAAAGAGTTTCTAGAATCCTTGGCAAATAACTTTGTATCAGATGAGTCTGCAGTAATAATTCCAAAGAATGAAAGCTATACTATGGAATTAAAGTTTACAAAAGACATGTGTGAAGATATCAATGGGTTACAGCAAACCATTGAGGAGTTTAAGCCAGCACATATTGGTTATGAAGTTTGGGAAGAACAATTACTTGAACAAAAATTGATTGTTTCAGGGCTAGTTGTGGCAGAAGAAGAAACACAAATTAGTATGAGTAAATTGTTAAGCGATATTGAAATCGAGCACAATCTCTATTATGGAAGTGCAATTGGTTATGAAGAAGTAATTGAAATAGGAGGATAATATGGCACAGTTTCCGGGACTTAGTTTAACACTACAAGGGAATAAAATGATTCTAAAATCATCTACAGGTAGAGTTGATGATAGATTGATTATTACAAAAGCAGTAATAGGCGATGGGCAATTAACAACAAATATTGAAAATTTAACATCGCTTGTTAGTCCTAAATTAGAAATTGGATTAAGTAATATCAAAGAAGTAACAAATGGGCAAATACAGTTACAATTTAACTTTGATAATAAAAAAGTTGAAACAGGCTTTTATTGGAGAGAAGTTGGCATATATGGAAAGACAGGTGACAGTGGGCAAGAAAAGCTGATTGGATATTCTAACGCTAGTGGATTAACCTCTTATATTCCAGATAAAACAAATGCAATTCCAATGCAACGCCTATTAATTGCTTTAGGGGTAGGAGACAATCCTAATGTAAAGGGACTTGTTGATTTATCAACGGCTGTTACTAGGGAACAACTAGATGAATCTATTAAAGCTCATAATTCCGCTACAAATGCACATCAAGACGCTTTTAATAAGCAGCCAACAACTATCGCAAATTTAGGCAAAGTAAAAATTTCTCCCAATGCCCTAGACATCAAGCATCTATCGCTTTCTGGCTACTCGTCAAATGATAAATTTTCTATCTGGGGCAAGATGAACGGGCTTGATAGCTCTATGGGTAAAGATGAAGTCGCTAGCCTTAAAAATTTCGTTGATAGCACGAAGCTTTGGAGGTTAAATTCTATTCTCACTAGCGAGAAAAATGGCTTTAGCGTAGATGAGTTTAACAAAACCTACAAAATATCTACTAATGTCACCAATACTCTTGGCGCTCTAATCAATCACGACATTGGC